GTGTACGCATCTGACTTCGGTCAATTGCAAGTAGTACCTAATAGATTCTCTAGAGATAGAGACGCTTATGTACTAGACATGGAATACTGGGGAATTGCGTTCTTGAGAGACTTCTCTATGCATGAACTTGCTAAGACTGGTGACTCAGAGAAAAGACAGCTTCTTGTTGAAGCAACTCTAGAATCTAGAAACGAAGCAGCTTCAGGTTTAGTTGCAGACTTAACTACATCTTAATAGATTAAATAATTAATCTTAAAGATTAAATACTTAGGGGGGCAACCTCAATACTGCTCCCCTAGTATAATTTTAACATTGAAGATCTGAGAGGGGTTAAGATCGGAACAATGAGGAAACAAAATGAGAACACTTAACGACTATTTTTTAACATCAGCAATACCAGATGTATCATCATCATCATCTACATTTGTAAATGTACCAGATGGTGGAAGAATTATTAAAATCTTTGCACATAACAAAGCAACTACTACAGGAACAGCAGCTATTACTTTTGAAATAGATGGTGTAGCTTGTGCTAGTGCAGCTATAAGTCATGTAGCATCAGGATCTGCAGGTAAAAAATACTCAGTAGAACCTTCTGCAACTAACGATGTCCTTGAAGGATCTGTAATTGAAGCAATCACTAATGGTGGTTCTACAAATGCATCTAAAATGGAAATTACTTACGTTATAAGAAGATAATTAATTATGGGGATGGCAACATCCCCTAACAAAAGGAAATAAAATGCATATAGCAATGAGACCTATAACAACTCAGAAAATAACATCTTCTGGTTCATCAGCTGCATCAGCTGCATTTGGTAATAATATAGAATATGTTAGAATAGCAGCAGACGCTGATTGTCATATAGAATTTGGAACAGGCCCAACAGCAACTACATCTAAAATTTTTGTACCTGCAAAAGATACAGAATATTTTAAAGTATCTGGTGGAGAAAAAGTAGCTGTAATTGGATCAGTAAATTTATACATTACAGAATTATCTGAATAATTTATGGGTAAAATAAGATCAGTTGAATATGATGCTGGAATAAAGACTAAATACATACAAGAGTCTAATGGTCAATTAACTATTAATAACTCTCAAAATGTAAACCCTTTATTAAAAAGAAACAAAGCATTATATAATCACGACTCTGGTTATATTTCTGGTGCTAAAGAAATGAAAAGAGTGGCAAGTATACCACCTTTAATACTTTCTATATGGGCTAAAGAATATAATGGCACAAACAACTGGTTTCAATTACCTAAAGATATTCAAAGAAAAATAATGAGAACTAAACTTAATAGTAATGAGTTTAAATATTTTAGAACAGCTGAAGGAAATTTATAATGGCATTAACAACATTTTCAGGATTAAAATCATCTATAGCAGATTGGTTAAATAGATCTGATTTGACTAATCAAATTGCAGATTTTATTGCACTAACTGAAGCTGATTTTAATGCTAAACTAAGAATAAGACAAATGGAACAAATAGATGCTATTACAATAGACTCAGAAACAGAATCTGTTCCTACTGGTTTTATTGGAGTAAGATCTTTATATCTTTTATTATCTAGTAACAAATACGTTTTAGAATATATAACTCCTCATAATATGTTTGAAATAAAAGCTGGATCTACAGCTGGTAGACCTAGAGTTTATACAATAGAAAGTGATAATGAAACAGAAACTTTACGTTTTGGGCCTGCTCCTGATACTGCTTATACTGGGTACTTATCATACTATAAAGCTTTTGGAGCTCTTAGCGATTCTAATACATCAAATTACATTTTAAACAAACATCCAGGAATATATTTATATGGTTCATTATACCATGCAGCAAACTTCTTAGGTGGTATAGATCCTAACCAAGTACAACAATGGTTACAAATGTATATATCTGCTATGGAAAGATGTGAAAATAATGACAAACAAGATTCTTATGGTGGAGCACCAGTAACTCAAAGAACAGATATACAAACAGACTTATCATTTTATAGGGCTAGATAATGCAAATACCTTTTGGAGAATGGATGCCTGATCAACCAGAACATGGTATGAAAGGTGCAAACGTAGCAACTAATGTTTATCACGCAATGGGATCTTATAAAAGATTTCCATCATTAGTATCATACTCAGATACATCAACTGTAGGTAAAGATGCTCATGGATCTGGTTCTTTTAGAGATAACTCTAATACAGTTTATAATTTTGTAGCTACAAAAACAGATATACATCAATTAGCATCAGGAACCTTTACTTCTCGTAAAGGAAGTTTAACTGGAGATGATGATGACTATTGGACATTTACACAATTTGGTCAATATGTAATTGCAAGTAATGGAGTAGACGCAGCTCAATTTTATTTAATGGGAACATCTACAAACTTTGCTGCTCTTACTTCTATTCAAACAGCAGGTACTTGTCCTCTATTTAGAGTTTCAGGAGTTGTTCGAGACTTCTTAGTAACAGGTAATATTGTAAATGCAACTAACAGAATACAATGGTCTGGTATTAATGATATTACAGTTTGGTCAGGTAAACAATCTGACTTACAAGATTTACCAGGATCTGGTGGACAAATAACTCATATTACTTCTGGAGAGGTAGGATATGTATTTAGACAAAATCAAATAGTACGTATGGACTATGTTGGTGGAGCAACAGTATTTAGACTATCAGTAATATCTCCAAACAGAGGAGCTATATTTGGAAGAACAGTATGTCAAGATAATAGACGTGTATTCTTTCTTGCAGATGATGGATTTTATGAAATACAAGGTGATAATGTAGTACCTATTGGAGTAGAAAAAGTTAATAGATTTTTTGATCTTAATTTAAATAAAGCATTTTCTGATAGAATAGTAGCAGCAATTGATCCTTTTAATCAATTAGCTATGTGGTTGTACCCAAGCACAAATAATACTAACAATACTACAGGTATTTGTGATAGAATTATTATATATAATTATGCTACGCAAAAATGGTCTTTAGCAGAAGTTAATGCTAGTCAAATATTTTCTCAATTTGTAGGAGCATATACTGTAGAATTAATGGATATTATTTCACAAAATTTAGAAAACATTAATGCTGCATTAGATACAGATTATTGGAATGGTGGACAAATGTTTTTAGGTGGAATAGATGGAGATTTTAAAGCTGCAATCTTTTCAGGAAACTCAAATATATGTGAGATAGAAACAGCAGAAATAGAAGCATTTCCAGGAGCTCGTACTAATATTCAAGGAATTAGACCAATAGTAGATGCAGAAGCAACAGTTACTGTAAAAACTAGAGAAAGATTAGCAGACACAGAAATAGAGTCTAGTTCATCTTCTATGGTAGATAGTGGAATTAATCCTGTTAGACAATCAGGTAGATACATTAGAGCTAATGTTAAAATACCTGCTGGAAAAAGTTTTGATCATGCACAAGGTATAGACATTGTAGCATCTAAAGCAGGATATAGATAATGACAGATTCAGTAGATATAGATAACGTAAGATATTCAATGGAAACACAAGAATTTTTCCAAAGACAAATAGAAGAAGCAATTAACACTTTAGTTAATAAAAATAATACAGAAAGCGATAAAGCTTTCGTTTGGTTTATGGAGTAAAATTATGGCAGGAACATTTTTAGGTAAATACGATACAACAGCAGCAAACAACTCAGCTACAGGAACAGGAGCAGTTTCAGTAGCAGAAGGAATGCTACCATCTAATATCAATAACGCTTTTAGAAGTGTTATGGCAGATATTAGACAGCATTATAATGAAGCTGAATGGATTGAATATGGTGATGGTGCAGGTACTTATACAGCTACTTATGCATCAGCTACATCATTTACAATTGATGGAACAAACGTAACAGCTATTTATCATGCTGGACGTAGAATTAAAGTTGTAGCATCAACGCCAGGTACAATATATGGTACTATATCTAGTACATCTTTTTCAACAAACACAACAGTCAATGTAACTTGGGATTCAGGAAACTTATCTAATGAAGCTATTACAAGTGTACATATTGGTGTATTAGCTAAAACAAATAACTCAATACCTACTGGTATTATAGCAACAGGTAATATAGCTGATGGATCTGTTACTCTTGCTAAACTTGGTGCTGATTCTGTAAATGGAACTAAAATTGCAGATGACTCTATAAACTCTGAACATTACGTAGATGCTAGTATTGATACTGCACATATAGCAGATGCACAAGTTACAGCAGATAAACTTGCTAGTAACGCAGTAACTACAGCTAAAATAAATGCTGATGCTGTTACTGGGGCTAAAATTGCAGATGATGCAATTAATAGTGAGCATTATACTGATGCATCAATTGATACAGCTCACATAGCAGATTCACAAATAACAACAGCAAAATTAGCATCTAATGCAATTACAACAGTTAAAATTACTGATGCCAATATAACTCTTGCTAAATTAGCAAGTAATTCAGTAAACTCATCTAAAATTGTAGATGATTCAATTGTTAATGCAGATATTAATTCTAGTGCAGCAATTGCAGCTACAAAAATTCACGATGGTACAATTTCTAATACAGAATTTGGTTATCTTAATGGAGTATCTTCTGCTATTCAAACTCAAATAGATACTAAAGCAGCTACAACTTATGTTAATGATGCAGTTGCTGGACTTCGTACTAGAATAATTTGTAGAGCTGCTACTACAGCAAATGTAGATTTATCAGCAGATTTACAAAATGGAGATAGTTTAGATGGAGTTACATTAGCAACAGGAAATAGAGTATTAGTTAAAAATCAAAGTACAGATTCACAAAATGGTATTTATACAGTTGTATCTTCAGGAACAGCAGGTAGAGATTCACAATTTGATGCTATTGGAGAACTAGCTGGTCAAATGGTTATTATTCAAGAAGGTTCATCTAATGCTGATAAATTTTTTTTATGTACTACTGATACTGATGCAACATTAGGATCAGACTCAATAACATTTACATTAGTAACTCCTCAAAATATAGGAGATGTAACTTTAACTGGAACACAAACTTTAACAAATAAAACAATTATAGCATCTAATAATACAATTGGTTTAGATACATTAGATATTGATGGTGGCACAGATATTGGTGCAGATTTATCTACATCTGATTTAATTATAGTAGATGATGGTGCTGGTGGCACAAATAGAAAAGCAGCTTTATCAAGAGTAATAACATTTGTTAAAGCTAATACAGACGACCCTACAGCTTTAGCAATTGCGTTAGGCTAAATTAATAATAATAAGGAGAAATAAGAAATGGCAAATACTTTTAAGACAATTACTTTTGCAGCTGAACCAGCTAGTGCTGGTACACCTTATTTAATGTATACTTGTCCAGGAAGTACAACAACAGTCGTTCTTGGATTGGTTCTTGCTAACATACATACAACAGCAGTAACTGCTGAAGTTGAACTTGTTAGTGATACATCAAATAGAAATGGTAACAACAATGTTGCAAATGGAACATCATTTTTGATAAAAGATGTTAGCATCCCTCAAGGATCTAGTTTAGAAATTTTATCTGGTTCTAAAGTTATTTTAGAAACAACAGATGCACTAAAAATAGATTGTTCAGTAGCTGATAAACTATCAGGTACTCTTTCTATAATGGAAATATCATAGGATTAATTAATGTATATTGGAAATATACCAGCAGAAAACTACGCAAGTTTCTTAACACAAACTTTTTCAGTTACAGCTACAGCTAGTTATACTTTAGATCATGCTGTAAGTAATGAAAATGATATAAGACTTGTAATTAATAATGTAGTTCAGCAACCTGGAAGTGGCAAAGCATATACTGCTAGTGACACAACTTTAACACTAAGTGAAGCAACAGCATCTACTGATGTCATGTACTGTGTTTATCTTGGTAGAGCTTTACAAACTGTAAATCCACCAAACGCTAGTGTTGGAACAAGTCAATTAGTAGATGGTGCTGTTTCAAGTAGTAAATTAAGTTCTGGTAAAGTTTTACAAGTAGTATCGGTTGTTGATGATACAGATGTAACAGTTAATAATCAAACATATACAGATACAGGCTTAACAGCAAACATAACACCAATTTCAACCTCATCTAAAGTTTTGGTAATGGTAATTCATGCAGTTTTGATTAGTAGTGGAGCTGGCTCTACTTTTGGAGGTATTAAATTATTAAGAGGTTCAACAGATATTTTCAATCCTAATTCTTCAAATAGCACTGGTCCATTTGCTATAGGAAATAATTTATACAGTTCAAATTATCTTTTCAGTCCAATGCAATTTCTTGATAGTCCAAACAGCACTGCACAACAATCATATAAGACACAATGTAGAGATTATAACACAACAGGTGCTTCTTATATTCGTATTAATTATCCTGGTTCAAGTGTCACTGGTAAATCAGTTATGACACTTATGGAGGTATCAGCATAATGATATTAGATGCAATTTTAAAAATAAATCCAAATGCAAAAGTATCTATTAGAGGTTCAGATATAGATACTTGCGAAATAACTTGGACTGATACAGCAGAAATATCAAAAGCAGATATTAAAGCAATGATGCCTGTTGTTGAACAAGAATTAAAAGATGCAGAAACACAAAAAGAAACAAACGCATCTAATGGAAAACAAAAACTAAAAGATTTAGGATTAACTGACGCTGAAATAAAAGCGTTGATAGGATAAATTATGGCAATATCAAAAATACCAAGTGCAGGCTTTCAAGACAATGTTAAGTTCAGAAATCTGATAATTAATGGCGGAATGGATTTAGCTCAAAGAGGAACTTCGGTTTCTTCTCTTACTTCTAGTAGCACATATCAAACAATAGACAGATATGCTACCGAATTAGGAAGCAATGGAACTTGGACACAATCTCAATCAACAGATGTTCCAACTGGTCAAGGTTTTGCTAAGTCTTTAAAAATGGATTGCACATCAACAGGAAGTGGAGGCTATCTTCACATAACACAAAGATTTGAAGGTCAAAATTTACAATATCTTAAAAAAGGAACTTCAAGTGCTGAAAGTTTAACATTATCTTTTTGGGTTAAGTCTGCAAAAACAGGAACTTATATTGCTGAATTTAGAGATACAGATAACACTAGAAATATCTCAAAATCTTACACAATCTCATCTGCTAATACTTGGGAGAAAAAAACCATAACTTATCCTGGAGATACGTCAGGTGCTTTTGGTAATGATAATGGTGCTAGTTTAGAATTAAATTTATGGTTAGCTTCTGGAAGCAATAATACATCTGGAACTTTACAAACAAACTGGGCTTCTCAAGTATCTGCAAACAGAGCAGTAGGTCAAGTTAATCTTGCAGATAGCACATCAAACGAATGGTACATTACAGGCGTACAATTAGAAGCTGGAGAAGTAGCATCTGATTTTGAGTTCTTGCCTGTTGATGTGAATTTAGCAAGATGTCAGAGGTATTATCAAATTATTGCAGATAGAA